GGGTTCAACTTCTGTTTGTTGAGAGTCCTTTTTAACACCAGTCTCTTTCTCTATTTCAGATTCAGTAACTGCATTGGTTAAATCTGTAAATTCAAGAGGTTGTAATGTCTTAAAGTATACATCTAAGTCTATATTGTTGTACTCAAGTATTCTTTCCAACTCATCAAGAATAGTAACTTGCATTGGTCTTATAACAGTGTTATCCATCAGTACGGATGCTGTTTGTAATTCCTCTGCGTTATTACCAAGACCAGAATTATCCTTAATCCCCACAAGCATTGGAGATACAATCCTATGGGATACCATGACTTTTTTCATGGACTCATCAGAAAGGAACTGGTATTGTTGATGGGCATCTGTAAGTTGTACAGGTTCTATAGTAGCAGCTAATTCTTTACTGTCGTTAAAAGCTAGGATAAACTTCCCTGCATTAGAACTACCACTAAATTTATTGTATATAGCTCTTTCTATTTCATCTCTCTGTTCCTTATCTGGCACTCCATTATTGAAGTTGATAAGCATCGATGGTGCAAGACCATTCTGAATATTGTTTATATGGTAGTTTGCTATTTCTTCCTCAAGCTCTGCATACTGTAGCCCTCCTTGATAATCTACAGGAGAGTAGTAGTAGAAACCTGCTCTATAAGGTCTAATATATAGAATCTCTATCCCTTGGTTTGAAGTGCCAAAAGCAGGAATACGTTTAGGCTTATCGCTTGGTTTTATATTAATCCAGTCAGAAGAATAGTAGTATGCTTTTATCTCACCATCATTAGAAACCTTTTCAGCTCTTAACGTTTCGATTGGCATGTGTTCTACTTGAACAATCTTACTCCTATCCTTACTGTATATTACCTGAACAGCAGCCTGTCCCATCATCTTATAGTCATAGCATACCTTCTTCATGCAATCCTTTCTAAGTAGCTTTTTCATTTCAGCATACTCAGCAGGTTTATCTTCGCTATCTGTGGCATCTAACCCTTTACCGTATATCATTTCTGATATTCCGTTTATAGAGGCATTGTTAGTCGGAGACCCATTGTACCTATCTATTAGATAATCAAAATAATCGTTTTCATCTCCGTATTCAACCCAATCATTCCTGCCATTCTCACTGACCTCTGGTCTACTGTAGGATGACAATCCTATAACGTGAATAGACTGTTCTACCTTTTTAACTATTGAGTTTACATTGGCTCTATTTCTTGCCATTTTGATTGATTTATTCTTACTCATTATATAATAACAAAATCATTATCGTAGCTATCTTCCTCTACATATTCTCCAGTATTAGCAAAATACTTATCTAAACCAGTTTGGTCAGTACAGAATATCAAACCTCTATATATCTCCGTAGAGCCATCTTTTACCCTATAGGTATACTGATTACCCTCTTTAAGTGAGAAAGTGCCTGTAAGCACCATGTAATCGCTTTCTGAGGTCTTTGAGACACTAACATCAGATGTGGTTCTTGTGGATTTATCTGTTAAGGATAAAGTAGGTGAACTGGCATCAGCTCTTGTTATAATCTTCAATGATTGACTATCTGTCGAAGTTGTTAGAATCTCCATACTAAAGTAACATCAAAGTACGATTTTGTTTTGTATTAACAAAAAAAAGAGGGCATAAAGCCCTCTCTTTAAATCTACAATATAATGTTAATATTATACTGCTCTTTGTGTAGATTCTGTATCAGTAGCAGAAGTCATACCTACGAATGGGTCAGCAGTAGTAGCTCCATCAACAAAATTAGGCATGGTAGTCTCGTTTGCGGTAAGAGTCAAGGTATATCCTTGAAGGTCTCCCATCGCAGTTCCACTAACCATAGTTCCTCCAGTTACCTCAGCTCCATGCTCTCTCCCTACAAGAAGAAGGCTTCCGTCAAAAGTTTCAAGGAAAACGTGAGGTCTTCCGTATGCCATTAACTTCAATTCCTTATTATCCTCTTTGCTTAATTTATGGAGTGTTACATTTACTACTTGTTCAAAGAATGTAGTTCCATTCTCTAAAGAACTTTGAATATTTGTCTCTAAGGAAGAATTACCTTTAACATCGTAAGTGTGATAAGTAAAAGTACCATCCATATCTGTAACTTCGTCATTAGAACCAACGGTAACCGCTCCTAAATCTCCGAAATCCACAAAATGAATTTTTCTTATACCACCTACAGCATCTTTACATGGCTTTAGTCTTCCACCAGTTAAATCACAACTCATATCTTTTATGTTTTAAATGAAAAAGGGTAGGTAGGCACTTGGCTTACCCACCCTTATTTCTTGGTTAATTATTTATTAGATAGAGTAAAGTACAATATCTCCACCAATTCCATGCTGAATACCTGCGGTATATCTCATAACGATTCTTACGTTTTGAGACCCATCAATATCAGCCATATCGATAACTTTAACTTGGTTGTGGTCAGATAATAGACCAGTTCCAAAGAACAAGTTAGATTTCTCAGCAGCAACCATTTTGTTGCTTGGTAGACCTTGTGCCAACTCTACGTTGATACCATCAAATGTCAATGCTCCTCCGTTGAACCACTGAGTACCTTTGTTGTCAGTACCTGCTGCTCCAATTTGAGATGCAAATCCACCTAAAGCTCTTACATAAGCTCTATATACGTTAGGAGCGACATAAACAGTCAAATCTTCTTTTCCGTATACGGCAGATGGAATTAAATCTACAGTAGCTCCAAGCTCTTGGATTACGTTAGCAGCAGTTACAGATGTTTCAGAAGTAGTAACATCATTAACGTCAGTATCAGCTCCTAGTGTAGTAAGGAATCCATCAAATTCTCCTGCTGTTGCATTAGTACCATTCCATACAGTTTGCTCTACCTTTTGAGCTACTTTGTCAGCAACGTGTGCAATCAAGAAATCAGAGAAACTTGGGGGTAGGTCACTGTAAGCAGAATATCCCATCTGAACTGCTTCCCAGTCAGATACAAAATCTTTTTTACAAAGCTCCAAATTTACTTGAAATTCTTCAGGTTGTAGGATTCTCTCACTCAAAGTAAGTACTCCTGTTGATTTAGTGAAGTCGCAAGTTGCATCAGCTACGATATCGCCAGATACAGCTTTCTTTAGTACTTCTTTGAATTTTACATTGGGTTTAATCGTAATTAGATTATTTGCCAATGTTGAACCACTCAATAGGGCAGCGGAAATATATTTTCCTGCAAACTCCCCTGCATAAGTAGTGGTTATCGGTGTGGTTAAACTTTCGCCTCCTGCCATTTTAATTGATTTTAGTTATTTATTATTTATGAATTAATTCTACTTAAAACTCTGCCCATAGTACTAGCGGGTCTGTTAGAGTTGTTTAGGTTTATGTCCAATTTTCCTTTTGATTCTGCCTCTGGACTATGTTTGATTGGTTCGGCAGCAGGTTCTTCAGATAGTTTCTCTAATTGCTTAGACAAATCTTCCTTTTGACTCTTGTACTCTTGTAATTCACCTTTAACAGCTTCTTTAAGAGCATCAATCTCAGATTTCATTGCAGAGATGGCAGATTTAAAATCTTCATCGGTAACATACCCTTCCATCAATTCAACTTCTTCTTCTTGTGCTTCAACCTCAGCTACTTCTTCGGTTGACTCTTCGTTTAGTTCTTCTACGACTTCCTCTACAGTTTCCTCTTCACTTTCGGAAGACAACACTTCCTCTTGGACTTCTTCTTCCATGATATCCTGAGCAAGTTCATCTTCTTTGGTAAGCAAGGACAACTTCTGTAGAATTTCGTCTAAAATTGTTGTTGCTTTTGTACCCTCCATGATGTTTTTATTTATAATAAAATAATATAGTTATTGAATAGTGTTAGATTTTTGTTTATGGGCAACATTCATTGAATGTAAATTCGTGATAGAAATTACTTCCACTTGAACCTGTATAAATCAAGTCTTGAATATCACAAGGATTTAACAAGTCATTACCACTTACTTCATAATTCCTAACCTCTAATACCCCTGCATTACCACTTGTATTATTCTGGGTGTTTTTCATATATATTGTGTTAGTGCCAGAATATAATAATGATGGGTCAAATCTGTGGACTACCATTCCCTCAATAGGACAGGTAAAGTCAGCCCCAGTTATAGCTAAATCAGTGTTGGTTGAAGCTATAAAAACAGAACCTATAAGTTCATTATAATTCAAATCAACATCGCCTATTTTAGTGCCATTTAGATATATATCAAAATTGTCATCCTTAATAGCGTTTGAATTACATATTTGGAACACCAAAACTCTATCTGGGCAACTTGGAGCAGGGTCTCCCTCTGGGTCTAAATTATTATCAGATATAGTGGTACATTCATCGCAGTCATCAAAAGGTATGCCTATGATAGAGGTTATCTCAAGACCCTCAAAATCTCTTTCTTCGGTAACGGTATAACAACCATTGTGATTATTCTCAAGGTTCATATAATAAACACCTCCTACAGTTAAAGTTCCATGATAATGAGCGTTATGGTTATGCCCGTCGTCACAACTTGTTATAACATAAGCATTAGTTTCTTCTGATGTTGGAGTTTCACTAGATGACCGTAATCCTCCTATTCCCTGAGCTTGTAAACTACCATCACAACATTTTCTTGAATACGTTCTTCCATCTGGGCATAAACAAGCCCTCCTGTCGTTTGTAGGGGATGTTCGGCTATACGTAAACTTTCTTCTTCTTCTCATGCTTTACTTGATTTTGGATGTTTCTTTGGTAGTAAATCATAATCCGTAGTGTATTTAGGATTCTGTGGTCTACCATTTCTCATTAGGTATAAATAGGCATTAACCCTTGCAAAAGCCCACTGAGAAGCTGACCTAACTTTAGGACTATGAGATGTGTTAAAAGCTCCAAGACCACGCTGAAAAACAGAGGCAAGGACACCAGTAGTAACACCGTAACCCAATTTACTTTTATATTTCTTATTGAATTCATCAGATTTCTTTTTAAGTGATGCTCTGTCTTTAGCAGAGACTTTAGCTCCTGTTTTACCAGAAGCATCTCCTTTTGCAGTACCCTCTCCTTTAGGATTCTTATTAGGAGTATCAGACTTAGGTGCTTTAGGACTTGACTTAACATTCCCCTTATCATCTACCTCAGCCATCTTATCTTTTATTTCGCCAAGACCTCTTAGTTTGCTTCTACTCCAAGAAAGTGCCGATAATCCACCCCATGCATCATACATAAGTTTACCACATCCATCAGAATAGCTCTTAGAAGCCTCTAAATCGCTTTTATGTCGAGATAGAAAGGAGTACATCCTTTTTATTGTAGATACTGTTAGATTGCTTCTAGAGGCTAACTGGGAGGCTCTACGCTTTCCTACAGCAGTTCCACAAGAACCCCAACCATTTTCATCAACGTATTTAAGGACTTTCTTAGCGTTGTTTGAAACAGACTCAGGGTAATCGTTAAATGTCTTTAATTCGTATTTCTTAGAATCAAGGAAGTCTTGTATTTCAAATAGAATTTCAGTAGCTTCATTCTCGTTTATATCGTCACCCATCTTAGACATCTCAAGTTTATCTGTGAAGTATCCTTCGATAGAGAATCCTTTTACTAATCCTGTCTTGACATAGTTTTCCCACACTTCTTCATTGTTAACCTTCATAGAAACCATCCAAGTACCTACTGGCATGTCGAGTCCATACTTTCTGCTCTTATCATGGACTTCATCTTCTACAATCCAACTTTCCACTACGGTCAATCCATTTAGTTCAGCTTCATGTTCCAATGTAGATTTATTTTGATTGCCTCTCATTAAGAACAATTCACTTGCTTTTCTTACAGTATCGTCAGAGAAATAAATATAGTATTCATCCTCTCCATCTGTACGATAAATATTTTTATTAGGAATTAGGGCAGCACCCATTAAGATACGTTTCTCTTTATCTATCTCAGCAAGATTAACTTTGGTTTGTTCTTTTAGGGCAATGAAGTTTTCTTCTATTGCAGGTTTATCTACAATGGATATAGCTTCTATTCCTGATAGTAAAGCATCCTCATCAATAAGTAATTCTATAATTCTCATAATTTATTATTTAAAATGCAGCGATATTAACTGTTTTATCTGCAATGTTATTATAGGTTTCTAAATCATCCCACACTAAATTAACTTTTTGTTCTTGTCTTGTTCTTGCTACAGCCATACTAAGTTGTGATGTTTCAGATGCTCCCACTACATTAAAGTCGGGTGCTTCTACATTTTGAACACCTCCCGATGCACTAGCTCCTGATGAAGTACTTCCAATACCTTTATATTGACCTATAGCAGTAGCTAAAATAGAAGCTATAGATATACCTGCACTTATATTATTCCTTAATATTTGAGCCTCTGTTGCAACCATGTAAGCTTCTCTAGCTATAGGAGGCATTGCTAATGCTCCTGCCCTAGCTGATGCGTTGGCAGCTTGTGTTTTAACAACGACATTCGCTATAGCAGCTCCTTTTTCAAACACTAATGCTGCTTTCTGTAAAGCCTCATTTTCTCCTGCTAAATTTGCAAATATTTGAGATATTCCTCTAGCAAAACCAACGTACTCTAGATTAATTCTTTTTTGTTCTTCTATTTTAGCTATATCACTCTTTAAAGTTAATTCGTTTAAAGTTATTTGATTGTTAGCTAAGTCTTCCCTCAACCTTATTTCTTCCTTTGTTGTTAATTTGGTTGTTTCAAGAGCAAGAGCATCTGTTTTTATATCAGATTCAATTTGCTTTATTTTGGCATTATAGTAAGCTTGGTTAGCACCCAACCTAGCCTTTAAGGAATCTATTTCTGCATTTTCTATCTTCCTTTCAGAAGCAACTGTTAATTTAGCTTCTTTGTCTGCTAAAAGAATTCTTTTAGTAATAAAAGCATCTTCTATAGCTAAAATTGCATTTCCATGTTTTTCTCTTGCATCTTCTATAGAATTATTAAGTTCCTTTTCAGCGTTAGCTATCAGCTTACCTGCGTTTTTCCTGCCCTTAACCTGCTCTTTGTATTCTTCAAGTCTTTTCTTTTGTTGTTCAATAAATCTACCTAATCTCCTGTCCGCTTCTAGCTTTGCGAAATCTTCTTCTAAGTCTATTCTTTCTTGTTCGTTTAGAACGGACATTTTATTAGCTTGTTTCCTATATTCTAATATAAATTTAGATATATCAAATAATCCCTCTTTAAATTCTCTGGTTCTTGCAGTAGCTCCACCACTTGATTTTGAATATCCCACAAGTTGAGATGTTAATTCCGCTATTCTATCTTTAGCAGCGACAACTCCACTTCCTTTTTTATTGACAAAATCCTCAAATCCTTTAATAAGATTGGTGGTTTCATATCTATCTCCCTCAATAAGTCTTGCAATAAGACCCTTACCATCAGCTCCCATCATCTCGATGGAAAGCCTTTCAAGTATATTTGTGTTTTCTTTAATTATATCAATCTGTTCTTTTTGAGATTTCGCTAATCTAACTTTCTCAAGAACATCTCTCCTTTTTCTATCTTCTAAAAAAGAATCCGCATTCTCCTCCAATAATAAATCTATCTCAGCCCTTATCATTTGCTGTTTCACATATAAATCAATAGAATCTCTTAAATCATCTATCCCTTCTTTTGATTTTGTATTTAGATTTTCAATATCAGGAAGTTTATCTATAATTTGTTGCTCTAGATTTGACCTTCTTTCTTGTGATATATTATAATCAGTAAGTACTGTGAAATAAGCCTCTAATTCCTCTTTAGTTTTTTCAGTTCCCTCCGATATTTTTTCGAGTTCTTTTGCAAATCTTTTAGCTTTAGCAGATGTACCCTCAAACGCTTTTTGTAGTCTTGGTAAAAAGGATATTAATAATTGCACACCAACCATAATACCACCAACACCCATGAGGCTTCTCCCTAAATCTCTTAAAGAATTAACAAATCCCCCTGAATTTTTAGCAGATATTTGCAGTAAACTAACTACTTGACCTAAGTTGTTAGCCATACCCTGAAAACCGTAAGAAGCATCAGAGGCTAACCTTCCAGTCTCCATTAAAAGAGCATTATTAAGACCAGTCTCAGCTTTATTCTTTGAAGTTCTACCTGCTAGTTGTTGTGTGGATTTTGCTAATCCATCTACAGCTTTACTTGTTTGGTTTATGGTTCTAGTGGCATTTTTATCCACCACCATGATATCCACCATTATCTTCTTACTTGCCATAGTATTGTCTTTTTAGTTGTTTCTTAGCTTCGCTCCAATTTCCCACTGCCTTATACTTACCTTTAGCTATATCTATATTTTTAGATTGACCATACCAGTCATCCATATTCAATAAGTCTATAATATTCTTTATCATATTATATTATCTAGTGTTGGTATCAAGTTTAATAGTTCTATTTCTGTTGCCCCTGTTTTTAGGTTTGTCTTAATAGAATTTATTCTAAATAGTCTATCATGTATCTTTATCTGGTCATTCAACTTATATCTCACAAGAATCTTGGCAGGAAGGAAACATTTATACCTAAATATCCTTTTACTTTCGTTGTAAGCTCCTGATATATAGTTTATATAGTATTTGCCAAATAATGAGTTATCTGCAACTATTAAGTCTGAATCAGACTCCCTATAAACTTTAAGTTGCCATTCGTCAAACTCAGTATCAAAGTTCAAACTATTAGCAGGAGGTGTGGTTGGTGTTCCTTCCTCATTGGAATTAGAAGGTCTCCAATATGTTGTTATTTCATCTACTGAATCAGAAATCCAATTTATACCATTGCCATCAGATATAGTTTGATTTATTCCGTAGAAAAGCAAAGGTTCTATCTTCTTAGGACTGTAATTACCTGTAGGGGTTGACTTCTCTGTAGTGGAGTCTTCGTGTTTAAAACTACCCCCTGCTGCATACCCCCATTGTATATCAGTTAGATTCTCATTTTCAGATGTAGGTGTTACTCCTATATCAAACAGTCTTTCGTATTTAAGGTGAGAGAATGGTACTTCCACCTTGTAATCTACCCTTGAATCATATTCATCTGGTGCAGAATAAATTGTATTTCCAAACACTTTGTTGTGGGTAGCTTCATGAGCTGCCATTAAAGCAGTATCAGTTTTCTTGTACTCAAAAGATACATTTGCAAACGGTCTAGCTAATTCAATCTCATGAGACTCTACATCTACAAAATCTACTATATCAATAGTGCCTTTAGATTGATTGTTGACAGCATCGGCATAGTAATCATCAAGTGTTCTAACCTCTATAACTGGAACAGATGCCAAAGGTTCTTGTACATAGGCAGTCAAGTTAAACACTCTGAATAATCCTGATAAGAAATCTATTACCTTTATATCTGGCAAATGATTTACAAGGTCTTGTTCTGGCAATGTTGTAGAACTCAATCCATCAAAAGCATTATAAGTATCTTCAACTAAAGTCTCAAAAGCCACCTTCTTTCTTAGAGTAAGTCCAGAGGTAAAGGTTATACTACCACCGAATGATTCTACCTCCCACCTAATTCTATATGTCCTAGGTTCTGCATTTTTTACATTTGGATTTTGATAATTAGGGTTGGATATTAGTGTTATTGTTTGATTACCCCCAGATTCTGATTTCTCAGCTATAACATCACCTGTTATTTCGTCAATAGCTTTAAGCACTACATTATCATAGCTACCTGCACTTATGGTTATGTTAAATTCAGATTCGTATCTTATTACATCGAAACTGTCACTTGTCCAAGGGTCTTGTGTAAAAGTCCAAGTATCATCTACTATAGTTAAATTACTATCCGTAGGAGCAGAAGAAGCAGTAAATTCAGTTATAGATTTACTGTTGGATATCTCTCCTGATGTACCATAATTTATTATCTCTCCACTCTCTCTTGATAACCAAAGATAGAGATTGTCTAGTGGAGTAGTATCGAAGAATCCTGTGAACGATAGGGTATATTTAGATTCTATAGCCTCTATTAGTTTAGTTACTTTTATCGCAGGTTTTAGGTCTGTGTAAGCAACCCCTCTTGTTGAATCTGGTGATACGGAATCATGATATATATTGCCATCATAATTAGGGGATGCAGAAGAAGAATCATGGTAGAGTCTTTTTTCTGACGTAATGAGAGGGTATATAATATCCCCACCAAACAAACCATTAGTAAGTCCTTCCTTTACAGTTGCACTATTATAGGTTAACCTCTCTAGGTCTGAATCTAAGTTAGAGACCAATGCGGTTAATTTTTCTTCCTTTAGAGCCTCTCTTAGCTTAATCAGACCTCCATAGAATATAATAGTATAACTCGCTGCCTTGTTATTTTTCATCTCTGTGGATTGAAGGTATATGTAACCCTCCCTAAAAGGCATGTAATTTAAATGTATTTTAGCTAATTTCTTAGTAGCACCGTTAAATCCTTTGACATCTGGGTTATAGAAATGCTTGAATAATTTATTGTTTCTATCGTTAGCAGGAATTTTAAACGTTCTTGAGTAGTCAGCGAATATCTTGGAGAAGTCTTTTATATCTTGTATAGAAGAAATCAACGTCATGGATTCATCCTCGAATAAGTCAACCTTAGCGTACTCTTGATTATCGTCACTACTCTTATCAATATATAACTGTACGTCTATCATCTAATATCTTGGATATAGTTGTTCGCTACAGTAAATTCTACTGTAAAGTTTATGAGTTTCTCGTTCACTTCTTTTTTCTCTTGGAATGAAGTGGTCTTAGGAACTACAGGTGTTATATCTCCATCTTGGTGAATCCAACAATGTTCAGTTACCATGAGTTGTTTTATAACTTCATTATGGTCTTCTGTAATGAATCCTGTGTTCATTCTAAGCATCTCTGATGCTCTAACATCAGTAGCTTGTCTTGAATGGTCATACTGGCTATAGGAAACCCCTGTAGACCCTATATTTAGTATAGAACGCTTATAGTCATCTCTTTCAGCCTCGAAAGAATCATCTCTACGTTTAAAGAACCACAAATCTTGCATGACTCCAAATTTATTTAAGAAGGAGACTCTGTGAGGGGTATATTTACATTCGTCTAGGCATCTTATATATCTTGTTTCTACAGTCCCATCAGGATGCGTTACTTTTACTTCATCAGCATTTAGTGGCACTTCCGTTTGCTCTTGAAATCCTTCTGAATCGGCTGTCCTTACACTAACTTCGCTTATTCTATAATTATCGTCTGTTGTGCTTATTCTTTTTTCATCCGTATCTATTGTTGTGTTTGTAACAGACCCTCCAATAATATATTTAGATATAGAAGTGCCTTCTATTAGATACTCAACTTGATAAACACCATCTGTAGACACATAGACTGGTATAAAGGCTCTCTCTCCACATTTAACATAGAAGTATGTGTTTGATGCCAAAAAACCTTTACTTAATGTTGGATTTATTCCATCTTCAAATTCACCATATCCAAGAAAAGCTAGATTCCTTTTTTCCAGTATATCTGTAGTGGCATCATCAAAAGTTCTTGTAATAACAAAATCTACCCATGCAGTTTGTTTTATAGAACTATAATCTCCATTGAAGTAAACATCTATATAATCTTTCACCAATTCAGCTACTTCGAAAACTATAACTTCTTCATCTGGTATTAAGCTTTTCTCAAGAGTGTATTGAGGGTCGCTTGGTTTCTCCCCTGCTATACCAGTGTATATGTATATTTCTAATTTAGCTTTTGATATTGTTGCCATCTTTAATATTTTTATATCTTTATACCTCCAGTCGCTACTGTTGGGTGAGGTGATATTGTGAATCCTGTGTCAGGAAATGCGTTGCTAGGTGTTATGTTAGATACGGTTCTTGTTGTGGTGTTGTAATTAAATACAAATTTTTTGCCTGATTCAAATGGAACTAAATCGCTACCGATACCATTTACTTCAGTATCAAATCTATCTGTTGCTCCATAAAAACTAAAAGTCCCTTGATACTCATAATACGCAAATTGATATTCATTAGCTGTTGTATTTCTAAATATACCTGTTCTCATTATATCTATCTTAGGTTGTAACCAACTACCCCAATCATCAGTATCCCACTCAAAACTAATGCTTATTCTATTATCCCCAGAGACAAATGAAGAATTATCTACGATTACAGGGGTTTTATTAAATGGATTGACTCCTGATGCCCAACTTAATCCTGAAACACTACTAAATATTATAGTTGGGACTTGACTTTTATCCTCGTAACCAAAAGATGCAGGAGATAAGGTTTGTACTAATGAATCATTAATATAGACCTTCATTGAAGGAGAAACTGGAAGTGTTCCAGGTGTTTGATTTAAAAATGCCAAGGCTAATGTTTGTGAGCCATCCAACAAATCTGTGTTGGTGGGAGGGGTAGCAGGTAGTGAAAATGTAGATACTGGTGCTGCTGTCTCATCGGGGCAACCCATAACCAACCTATAATTATCCGTTTGTAATGGAGCTTCAACAGTAATAGTTAAAGTTGATGCAGTGTCGGTAGACCTTACTATAGGTATTCCCGCATTGTCAAATTCCCCACTAACAAGTCCTGTAAGTTCAGATGCAGGTATTCCCATATCTATAAGCTCTTGCTCATGCACATCCCCACCTCTATATCCAACTACTGTCGGAGAAGCATCTTCTGTAAATTGATAAGTAATTTTGACAGGAGTGTATATAGTATAACTTAAAGTAAAAGTGCCACTTCTATTTGTGGCATCCACCTCATAAATACGAGTACCAACATCCTCCCCTACATTTACTTCATTCCCACATTCCAATGGTTGTGTTAAAGTCGAAGGAGGGTCATATTCTGGGGGTACTGGTTCTCCGCTAGATGGTGACCCTTGGGAATCTACAGTCAAGTAATATGGACTTCTTACGTTTATTTTTTCTACTTCTCCTGCCATAATTATTCTATAATATATTCGTCTCCTTTTTTAGTGTAACCTGCCCTTTTGAATATCTCATCTAAGTTGAGGTATATATCTTTTTCTAATGGGTCAGCTATAGCATTTATTTGTTGCATGGCTATCTCAATAGCATCCCCTATAAAATTAGTGGGTTGACTACCATAAGTTCTTATCTTACGTCTTATAAGCCCTGCTATAGTTCTTATTGCAGCATCGCTTCTAGTGATAAATTTACCTCTAGCATCCCTAAGTCTAACAGGTTTTGACTTTATCCAATCTACTAATTCATCTACATCAGGAACTTGCTTAGTACCCTCATCCACTTTCTCTCCATAGCTATTACCTGTAACCCCTAGAGAAAAAGAACCTCCACTTATAGATTTATTTAACCTTGCTTTAGTCATCTGTACTCTAAGGCTGTTAGCTAAACTCCCTGTGGAATCTATAGGTTCGTTTATGGTTCTACCATTTGGAAACGCTTTTGTAGGGGGATACCTACGTTGCCTGTTTCTTCCTATTTCTATTTTAAGCAATTTCACTAAACGCTTAGAAAAACCAAACATATAAGCCTCTGTGTTGCGTAATTTTAATCTACTTACAGACATGATGTACCATCAGCGTTAATTAGTGCCATATCATTATTAGGAACTTCTATATTGATAACCATTGACCAACCAGTGAGCAGGTTTTCAAACCTATCTTCGAACAGACTCGCAGTTGCAGTTTCATTAAGTTCATAATCGTTTGTTTCCATGCCACCTCTACGAAGTGAGCTTTGCAATCCATTAATAACAGTAAGCATTGAATTAAGAATATCTTGCTTGTTATCCAAACCAAGATGAGGTTTTGTCTTATCCTGCTTGTCATCTTTATCTTCATCTACAATATCCATAACTATAATATTCATAGAGAAGGTCATCTTAAATTCATCGAATGTGACATCATTGACGTTTACATGGGACAGTGGGAATATCGTTTGCTTAGATAAATCCACTTCCATGATATCACCGAATGTCACAGTGTTAATGTTATTGTTGCCAATTAAATAATTGTAGATGTTGTCAATAAGATTATAGTATGTTTTCATTATTTCTTATATGCTTTCTTAATCATTTGAGCCTCTAACTGATTCTTCTCCTTTTCAAATACTAAATAGTTTAAACACTTAAAAAGTCCTTGTGAGGTAACGTCATCGAATTTGAGGACATCTCCTTTAGCAAGTGCGTAAATTGACTGATACCAACCCCACTTTGAGCTAAAGTTTCCTTGAGCTGAGAGGTCTGTGGATTCTTCCGCATCTCCATCTCCATATAATTCAGGGTAGCTAGAGACAACTCCTTCCCTAAATCGTAAAAAAAAACCATCGCCCCCATTACAACATCCATTGGCATCTCTTTTATGAGATTCTGAATGTCCTCATTTGGAGAGTAAGGAGCAATGGTATACTTATCCTTAGATTTAAAATTAACTGGTCTAAAAAGCACCGCCATGGCTTTGTGCATTTGTTGCCAATCAGAAATAAAGTTTTCTAAGTCTATGTATTCTCCAAGTGAGATATCGTCAAGCTTAGGGATAAATCCCATTTCAACATCAAGGAGATTAAATTGCCTAATCAAACTAGGTTTTTCTTTAAATGCTTCTCCAAGGATGTTTATAACCTTCTCTGCCTCCACCATCGGTATCTGTTCTACATCACGCAATGTAATGTTACAGAATATTTCAATGAGCTTCTTATTTAGAAATTCATCTGCTCCCTCATTTTCATCTGATATCTTAATGTACTTTTGGTATTGCCCAAGAGTAATATCATTGAGAGTTGTTGGAACTTCTAATTCAATCTTTTTTCTCATATATATAATAATTAAAAATCAATAAAATGTACCTCTTGTAATTTGCAACTGTCTAAATGGCATATTAATATATATAGTTATATATATATAGAGTTACAATGTATAGAGTTACTCTATGTGTATACCATGTTACTCTGTGTATATACTGTGTTACTCTATATAGTGATATATTACTTGAAATAAAAATAACTTTATACATCTATATGCCAAATAGGCACGTGCAATTATTTATTGTATTTGTCATGGAGGAAACAGTATAGCTCCCAGTATTTCATTTGAGAATCTTCGAAGGAATATCGTATGTCGCTTTTAGTGATGTTGCCAAATAGATTTACTTCGATTTGATAATCTTCCTGATTATACCTCTTCGGCACTAAAGAAACCTTGATGTTATTTGCTAGACACCATGAGCAACACTTCCACTGGTCTTTTCTGTAGATGCCAATAAAAAGTTCCTTTTTCTTTTTAGATTTTCTCATGGGTATTGCTAATATACTAAATATACATTACTAATCCAAGTGGC